TACAAAAAATGGAAATAATTGTTGTGCCTGCTCATTAATTTAAGTGAGTTAATCTGGACAATGTTTTGCACCCACCCAGCGGTGGGTGTTTTAGAAAAGAGGTAAGAATATGAAAATAAAGAATGATGTCATACAAGAACCTTTACAAATATATGTTACTGAAATGCTTTATACTCAGTTAAGAGAAATTGACCGCTTAACACGTAAAGAAGAAGTGACAACATTAGTAGACACTAATCGAAAATGTCTTATAATCAATAGGTGCGTGCACCCAAATTTGTTTATCATAAATTATAAGGTAAAAGGGTTTTCTGAAAAGGAAATAGTAATAACGGAGAGTGAACTATATGAATCGTAAAGATTTAAACAAACAAGTTAGACAATTAGTAAAAAGAGCAAATCAACGTTTAACAGAGATCGAAAAAAGGGGCATGTCTGGTCAATCTCGGGCTTACGAATACATATCAAGCGAACTACCAAACCGGTACTTTCTCACACAAGTTGTCAATAAAAAATCAACCGGTCGTGCCGGATTAAAATTTCGTACAAATATAGGATCATTGAAAACCACCGAAGTTGAACAAATAAAAACAGCGGTAGAATCTTTTCTTTCAGCAAAAACAAGTACGATCATCGGAATACAAGATGTACAGAAAAAAGCAAAAAAAGCGTTTAAAGATCTGTTTGGTGAAGAAACGTTCGAACAGTTTGACAAACAAGGCTTTGAAAATTTTATGTCAGGCGAAATGTGGAAAAAAGCATATAACAAATGGGGATCTGACTTGATTAATACAGCAATAGCTGTACATGGTTATGCAACCGTAGAAAGTGCATTGTCACAAGCCTTGCAAGATAACGTGGAAGATTGGAAATTTGTTGAAGATCGTATCAAACAGCTAGAGGAAAGATATGGAAAGAAGGAGAGTTAAGTGAACTGGTCAAGTGTTAAAAAATCTTACAACTACATACAGTTACCTTTTATACGCAAGTCAGCTAATTATAAAAACGGCAATGCGTTATATTGCAAAGAATTTATAGCACTTGATACGGAAACGTCATGGAATCACGATTTGGAAAATCCAGTAGGTTGGGTTTATCAATGGTGTTTTGCGTTAGGTGAGCAAATAATAATCGGACGCAAACCATCCGAATTGGTTAGTCAGCTTGAATATATCCACGAAGCGTATAAGCTAGACAAAAACCGCCGGATGGTTGTATATGTTCACAACTTGTCATACGATATACAATATCTAATGTTACAACTACGCAAAGCGTTTAACAGTGATCCAAAAATACTTGCAATAAAATCGCACAAAATTCTATCCTTTTATATTAGCGGATTTGAATTTCGATGCACTTATCTACTATCAAATATGTCTTTGGATGCATGGTCAAAACAACTTAATTGTAGATACAAAAAGATGGTCGGCGAGATAGACTATAACCGCATACGCTATCAGGATACACCACTTACAAAATCGGACTGGCGTTATATGATACATGACGTTTTGACATTACAAGAATGTGTACACAAAGCGTTAGAATTGGAAAACGACACGATCATAACTATTCCACTCACATCCACCGGATATGTTAGACGTGACGTTCGCAACGCGTGTAGAAAAGACAAAAAGTATAGAAAATTTTTTGAAAAAACCGCACTGGACTACGAAACATATGAGTTAGGACACAATGCTTTTTCCGGTGCTTATTCACATGGTAACAGGTTTTTTGCGGGAATGAGAATAACCACACGCATTGGACACTATGATTTCAAAAGCCAGTACCCCAGTGTTCAACAACTATGTTACTTTCCTGTTTCAAAACCAGCTAGATATTACACTTTTGATATTAACAAACCACTTGACATAAATATTTTTGAGAAAAAATGTAATACACATTGTGTATTATGTGATATTTACTTGAAAGATGGAACATTAAAAGATGGTTGCACTACGCCGTATTTGCAAAAAAGTAAATGTCGCGGTGACTATGTTTTATTCGATGATCGCGGAATTGAAAAGGGGCATGATAACGGAAGAATCATAAATTTTAAGGGTTGGATAAAACTAACCATTACGGAATTAGATTACGAAATTATATTAAAATGTTATGATTTTGATAAAGTGATAATCGGTGATTGCTACATAATGAAAAGGGGAAAAATCCCCGATTGTATTCTGGATGTTGTAAATAGCTATTTTGAAATAAAAGAAAACAGGGAAGATGACTATTTTCGGCAAAAATCAAAAAACAAGTTAAACGGAATATACGGAATGAGTGCAACCGACATTGTTAGGGAGATCAATACACTTGATTTTGAATCCGGCTTGTGGCAGACAGAGAATAACAGAAGTAAAGAAAGTATAACAGAGATATTACAAAAATATTACAAAAATAGAAACTCGTTTAACAACTATCTTTTTGGAGTATGGACAACCGCCCATGCTAGAAAATGGCTATTAATTGACATAATAAAAAACGTAGTAGGATGGAATAATTATATTTATGCCGACACTGATAGTTGCTTTTTTATCTATAGTAAAGAAATAGTAAAACGTATCAATGCGTATAATGAAAGAATCATTGCCCGGAATAAATCACTAGGAAAAGGGGTCAAAAAAGATGATGGAACAATATCGTATTACGGCACGTTTGAGGATGAAAGCAAAAAAGAGGGTGTCATATCGGAGTTTAAATTTTTACACACGAAATGTTACGCTTTTGTTTCAGACAAAAAAGGATTACAAGTTACGATTGCCGGAGTAACAAAAAAATCAAAAGAGTATAAAAACAATATCACATCAGCCGAAGAACTAGGTTGTCTTGACAATTTAAGAAAAGGATTTACATTTAAACGATGCGGTGGAACACGATCAATATATACACATTGTGAACCTCATTTTGAAGAAATAAACAAGCACAATCTGGAAGTATCAAGTGCTTGTATAATTGTAAAAACAGAAAAAGAAATGTCTTCTAATGTTGAATATTTCGACTTATACGAAGAAATCGGGGAATAATAAAAGAGTGTTTCACGTGAAACACTCTTCCTCTTTATAAATATTTTGTAATTGTTTTGTAATGTTCAAACAGTGAACCAACGGAATTGTTAGAAAAGAAAACAAGATTGTTTTTTTCCAGATTCCAAAACCATTTATCTAACGGATTCCCTGTTCCCCTTGCGTATACAGTGTTATTAGAATAACAATCACGATCTATCGAGTAGATATAAGCATCTTCCTTTTCCGGTTCTTTCGATAAATGTGCATATACACAAATTTTGTTAGAACCATCAACGCAAACAACATCCAGTTGTATATATTTGTTTTGTACAAATATAAACAAATTTCTAGCGAGATACGATTTTATCGGTCGGTCGATGTGCTGATAATTTTTTACTGCCCATCCTGTTCCAGTTATGGAAGCTAATCGCGGATTTTTGAAAGAAAAATATCTAGCATTGAATTTTTTTCTTTTATCGTCAATGCGTACTCCCAACACTTCTACATGAACCGATGTTCCAGATAGGTCATATTCTGAAATGTCTCCCTGTTCAGCATGGTCGATAAAGTCACGGCACTCTAATTCGTCAAAATATTCGGAATTTCTTTCAATCGTATTTGCTAAAAGAAAAATTTGTGCCGTCATTCTTTTTCTAATTATAGTACTACATAAATCGCAAAACTGAGGGAACTCACCGCGTCTATAATAGGAATTAATGAACTCATCGAAAATGATAAAATCACCTTTATCACATTGATATGAGGACTTATATGTTTCAGCATTGTCAATCGACATTGCGATACAAAAAGCAGTTGTGTCCTGTTCAACCATTCGCCCGTCCTCATCACATAAACATAAGTAAAATTTGTGTGTTGACCTCTGGTATATTACATTGTTCCACCTATTTTCAAAAATGATTGAAACGTATCCAAGCGAAACGATAGAACCGAACATATTTGCGATTTTGCCAGCACTAATCATCGGCGTTGTTGACCTCACATAGTGCGTTATGACACCTTCGGACTTATAAAGCATAAGTCCGATTAACAAAAAGCTAGTGGTCTTTCCGGTCGATCTGTCTGATACATAAGTGTTCCATACACAATTAACGCTTTGCGGATACCAATATTCCGGTATAAATATTTTAAGTTTACATAACTTTTTTATAGCTTTGTTGATATTCATTATTTTATATATACCCCCTGTTCTAACAGCCTATCAATTTTTTCTGAAATCCAAGCGTCATTATTAATCATCGGTGTGTGGGCATCGCGTATCTTAAAGAATCCCGTCTTACCAGCTAATTTATCCGACACCATGCACATATATCCAACGCCCTCTCCGTACGTATCCGGAAGTACTGCTTTTGTTCTAGTCACCATCAGCATAGGCTTTTTCTGGGAAAGTAGTAACGATGATGAAATCGGGCTTTTTTGTACATTGCATGGTGCAATTAATGTATTCATTGCATTAGTGCCAGCGCCCATCAAGTTACCGCCGATCAAATTAGTAACACATTGTGCTGCGGCATTAACCCTAGCCGATGCATCCATCCCCGAATACGGAATTGATGTTAACATCTGAGACGAAATTTGCATTAAGACATCGCTGAACTGATCGCGTGTCCTTGTGACAATAACGTAACAAGTTCCGAATCCTGTCACTACATCAATTTGGTATAGAATGTGAATCGCATTGTTTACTACGTCTTTAGCCGAGATCGGTACAACCCCTATACGCGGTAAGTATAACTGAAAAGAAACGTATGGTTCATAGTCAATATAAGAGCCGTATTCTTCGTTGTAAAATACAGAGCCGCAATCCACCTCAATAAATGAATTTGTAAGCGTTGCTGATATTTCCGTATTTACATTTCCAAGGTTGATGGAAGCGGGGGTATTTCCCGATGCGTAGCAATCGTTTACAAACATACTTTCTATAGTTTGCATCGGCTGAGCGTACATTTTTACAAGTGCATCAACGAAATCAGTTGACCACATAAAGCGATGCAAAGCGTCACTTTGTGTTTGTGTTAATAAATAAGTCTTTTTGCCATGATTTGCGTAAGAAAAGTTTGGTAGGTCTGGCACGCCTTGCGTGCTGTTTGAGTTTGATCCACGATAACCACCGCCGTACTCAGTAGAATCTGTCTTTGCGTCCGGAATTTTAAGTGTTGGTGTATCACCAAAATAATCTGGAACCCAACCGATACCCGCTACTAAAAACCATCCTGTAAAACCAGCGTACTCACCGTGAGCAAATGCGCCTAACTCAATCACGTCCATTTTTGTCTTGACACCCTCAACGGTGATTATGTCAACCTTTGTGCGGTACAAGCATATGACAACCTCACTTACTGACCCAACGCTAAATTTACTATAAATTTGACTTGCACCAAATTCTGAGCTATCCTTTGATCCACGATAACTAATTTTACAGTCCATTGGATCAATTTTTTGTTTTGTACCGCTTACCGTGACTTCAAGATTTAAATTCCAACCATCAATTTTTACAATAGTTTTGTTTGTGTTACTGAATAACAAAGGCGGAGTCCATGTAGACACTATCGCTTGGGGATTTGCCGAAATACCCGCTGTTTGACAAGAAATTTCGGTTTGCTTTGAATATGCGAAAACATTAGTGTTATTATTTTGTAACTTAAATACACTAGCAATCTGATCACCAATCTGATCACCATTTCCGAGAGCTTTTTTGATTGAACTAACTGGGGATATGAATTTATAACCCTGTAAATCTGAATAATTTGCCATAATTTCCTTTCTATGTTTCACGTGAAACATTTTATATAGTGTTTGTGGTTAAAATAACCGTGCTTGCATCCGATGAAAAGCCGGACGGAAAAACGATATTTTCAGATTTTTTATATGCGTACTCTGTATACGCATTATCTTTTAAATATAGAGAAAAATTTTTCTCCGACCTCTCAATAATATATGTGTTTTGTAAAATATCCGCTTGATATGTTGTCAACACGTCTATGTCTAAATCACATTCATATGTTGCATTAGCATATGCTTTTAGATTACTAATAAAATAATAAAGACCTTTGCTTGTACTATACGCATAGTTGTAACTTCGTAACACTGCTGAATCGCTCAAACCTTGTCCTTGGAACCTTACGTGCATATGTTTATAATCGCCCGACAAAATATTAAGTGTTACATTTTTTATACTACTAAACGTCTTATTAATCACGTTTGCCATATCATTGCACTTTGCAATCGTGAAACTTTCAGCCATCTATTCCACCTCCGTTTCAAAATCAGCACGACAAATGAATTCTATAAAATCACCAATTAAACGCTCAAAAAATGAATAATTTCCATAAAAATCCACAAATTCGGTAAGCATCGCGGTGCTTGTGGTTACACCGATATTTCCTGATTTTGTTTCCTCAAATGTATCAGTCACTGCATTATATGTCTTTGTTCGTTCTTCACTATCTTTTGTGACTCTTTCCGATACCGTTGTTTTTAAGTCGTTGTAAGTAGTAGTTTTTTCATCTTTTCGATTATTAAAACTTTGTTCAGTCGTGTCAGCTTCACCCGTATATGACTTTGTCAATGTGTCTGTTCCGGTGTTTTTGGTCTTAGTCGTGTCGGCTTCACCAGAAAAATTTGTAACGTTCGTGTCACCATCACCAGCGTACGTTCTTTCCGTTGCATCAACTTCATTGTTTGCATACGCAGTAAGTGTATGTTTATCAGTGTATGACTGCTTTTTCGTGTCTGTTACTGTTACGCTCTGATTGTTTTTTGCTGATACATCCACGGCGGTGTTCAGTTCTCTTGCGTTTGTTTCTTTCTGATTGTTTTTTGTAGCTACGGTTTCACTTCCGCTTTTTTCTAATGAATCGACAACTGAACCGTTTTGTGCATTTTCGGTTGTTTTCTGATATTCTTTATTATTTATGTCATTTTCAGAACCAGTTCTAGTTGTAGTTGATATTGTGTGAGAATCGTAGTTGTTAATCGGATTGAATGTTATAGATTCAATTTCCCAAAGTTTATCATATGTCAATTTTCGTAACATATAAAAAGAGTTTGATTTTCTTTTCAAAAAAGATTCTAAAACAGCCAACGTGACTACACCGTCGGTTGCTTCATAATTATCCAACACAAAATCCGAAAATTTTGTGACTACAAATTCATCAATAAAAGAATAATGCTCTTTATAAGCACCATACCATTCTGGTAATTCTGTTAGTGTTATATTCAAAAGCGGAACATTCAATTCACTATGTATATTATATTGAATATACTTAATTACTTCTGCCATTGTCAATCGTTTCTTCATCTTCGACAACCTCACTTTCTTTCTGTTCCATTGTTTCACTTGAAACGGAGCAATCATCTAATAGGTGTTCCCACGCGTGATTGAATTTCACTGTCACGTTTTCCAAACCAATAAATTTACCAAAATCTTCAAACGCTTCTTTTCTACACGCTAGGCGGTCATACGGAATGATTGCGGAAAGTGTGTCATATCCCGATAACTCTTTTATAGTCTGCTGTGCCATTTTTCCATTCGAATTAATGTTCTGTCCGTAAAGTCTACCTAGTCTTGCGACCAAATCGTCATGTAATTTTGACAAATACTGAATTTTATCGGCGTTTGTAACATCTGTCAAATTTAAAATAGGAATTGCGTTATCTTTGTTATTGACAAGATCTGAAAAAGAAACATCATTTAATACGCTATAATTTTTCTTGCCTTTTCTGATGTTTTTAAAAATAACATCAATAGCCTGTTTCAATTTGCTATCACGTGCTATAGGAATCGGGTGTAACCGCGAATTAATCACATTAAGATTAATCGACTTGTCAACATCGGCAAAAAGATTTGCATATCGGAATATGTCAAAATCCGGCATGTACTGGGAGTTGTTCCAAATAAGAATTGCGTTTGATCCGTCTTTATTGTAGTAGCCGTCGTATACTTTTTTTCCGTTTCGTGTAGTACAAATTGCCTGTTCGCCGAAGCCATAATTGTTTATCTGACCACGTAGTGCCGGAACTCCTGCATAATACGTTCCATCCGCAAAGCGTACAATAAGGCAAGCCCCGTATCTAATTAAGTTGTGCTCGATTTCCCGAACTGGTAGCGTTTCCGGCAGGTTTTCATAAATAAACATTGACGACAAAATATTTTCTATTGTGTTATAGTAATGAAAAAACTGCTCGTCTAAAACAAGCGAATCAAACTCACGATTTATTAAAAAATTTGCATCAAAAAACATTTTTACCTCACTTTCTTTTTTAAAAATAGGCACTCCGGAGAGTGCCTAGAGGGTAGGAAGGATTATTTATGTTTAATCAAGAATGAATGCAACCATATTGTAAGCTGAATCCACCCAAGCATTAAACGCGTAGTGGTCAAAGATGTTCCAAAAATCACATGACGCGGTGTAGGTTGATGTTGCTTTGTTGCTTGTTTTTTCAACAAGACCAATAGCAAGATCATCATACATAAATGCAACTACCTTGTTACGACTGTACGCTTCTGTACCAATTCCCAACTTGTTTGTCACATCGGCAGAAATCTCAACTGCTGAAATCGTATCAAAATCAGCAAATTTTTCTACTGTTTCAACTGTTTTTGTGTTGCCCTGCCACCAGTTTACCAGTTTGTAGTCTTTAAAATCGACCTTGCTGTCATGGTAAAGGCTTGCCGTTGTTGCTGATAATCTCTGCATTGTATCAGTAAGAATCAGAGTATGACAATCCTCTGCCGGAGTAAAGCAAGGGGTTGTTTTGTTGTTAAACGCAACCGTAAACTCCTGCATGTACTCACGTGTCTTATTCATCTCATTAAGCAAAAAGATTTTACATGCATCTGAGTTCATAAAGTCCTCATCAGTAGCACCTTCGGGTAAAAGACCACGTGCGATGGCTTCGGTCACAACATGTCTAGCTGTTCCAGTCGCTTTATCGGAGATAGCGATTCCGGTACAAATCAACTGTTTAATTACTACGTTTAATCTCTGACGTAATGTGTTCTCAACCGCAACTTCCATCTGTCCAACAAAATCACTCATCATTGTCCAGTCTTTCATAGCTTCCATGAGCGTATCATTATAGATCGTGTGTTTTACACGAACAGCCTTAAGTTCATCGAAAATCTTTGCAAATGTTTTCGGCAACACTGGTGTATGTTCATCAGCAGAGTAATCCTTTTCCTGTAAATTCCACATTGGATCGTCTTCAACTTCATAAAGACCTAAACGTGATTTTAACAGGTATCCACCAAATTCCATACGCGAACGGTACACTGGTGGAAATTCTTTCTGCCATAAACGGGTATCAAGAATATATGCACCAAGCTGAAGTGCAAGCGTCTTTGTGAATACATCCGTCTTGTTCATATTGATCATATCCTTACCAACATCTGACAGCTTCCAAGTGTCAAGTGCTGATAAATTTTTGTTGCTATCTGTTCCTGTTGCGGGATAATAGTTTGCACCCATCGTCTGAGCGATGGCATCGCAAACGAGCTGTTTTACAAATTCAATTCTAGGCATTTTTTTCCTCACTTTCCAATTTTGATAACAATTTGTTAATAACTTTAGTGTTTGCATCCAGTGATTTTCTCATGTCGTCACTTTCTTTTTTGTGTACGTCTGTGAGATATTTTACATACCATGCCAGACCACCACATGCGACGATTGGGAAACCAACCGTTGTTATTGCTGTTAAAATTTCATTAAACATGCATACTCCTCTTTTTCTTTTTGTAACAATTTCTACTTTTATAGTGTAACATTATTTTTTCTTTCTGTCAATGCGTTTTGCAAATTTTTCAGCTAACTCAAAAAACATTATTGTTTCACTAGCTGTTAAACAGCTTCCGCGGTCGGCTCGCATAAAATCTGTGATTGTATCATTTATTTCAAACATATTCAATGTTGAAAAAGATACATTCTCCAATTCTTTCTCGGCTACTATCATTTCTTTTTCGTGGTCATCAACCATTACATTCATTTCTTCCTGTAAGCGGTTTCTTTCAGCAATAACTTTTTGTGTATAGCGGTTTCTAGCTGAGATTTCATCACGCAATGACTGGATGATTTCGTTGTTGTCTCTCTCTTCTAATAACTCTTTTATCTCTTTTGTTAATTTTATATTATCGTTAAGCAATTCCTTATATGCTAATACTGATATTTTGATTTCGTTCATGTTTAAATCTCCCTTAAATATTTTTTTGATATGTATGCACTGATTTTGTAAAAATCTCCGCTTTTTTCTTCTACTGTTACTTTTGTGCCAGTATTAACCGTTGTGATAATTCCCGATTCTAAAGTGTTTCCAGAGCGTATACGAACAAAGTTTCCGGTCACTTCGTATTCATTACTTTTTTTCAAAAACAACTTCCTTTCCTTCTGTCTTCTTTTGTATAAACCATTTAGCTTTTTACCACTAGCATAACAATATTCCAACATTTTGTTTGCAATCTGCTGTTTTGTTCGTGTTCCGTTTTTTGTTAATCCGGTTATTGTGCCAAGGTTAAAAGCAAATGATACGAGTGCTGAAAATTCGTTACTTGTAAAATTGTATATTCTATCGTATACTGAAACATGTCTTTCAAACCTTGCTATGTCCTGTTTTAATAATTCAGTTGCCTTTTCTTCTGTGATAACCATTCCTTCCTTCACATCTTTTCCTGTGTGACCGTAGCCTATAGTCCATACGCCCGCGGGGCATTTGTATGCTTTTAAGCGTAAACCTTCACTTTCTTTTATAATGTTTAAACCATCGTTATTTATATGCATATTTATACCTCTTTTCTAAAACACCCACCGCTGGGGTGGGTGCAAAACATTGTCCAGATTAACTCACTTAAATTAATGAGCAGGCACAACAATTATTTCCATTTTTTGTAGTGATCCTTTCGAATGTGAATCCAATGTCGGCAATGTTGCATTCTCCATCATTAATCATGGCGATGAGTTCACCCACAAGTGTAAGCGTTGACATTGAGCATGTAGAATATGCTTTACCGTCTACTGTTTCAATGACAGCCTGCTCAAATTCTTCTGATGTTTCCTTATCAATACCAGTCATGATTGTGAGATTTGCTACATTTCCAACCGGAATCTCCGACACGTTGAATGTCGCCATTGTCTTATCACACACTGAAGTTGTGGTCAGTCTGGAAAGTTTTAATTCCATAAGTTTGTTTGTGATCTTGTGTGTTGTGTTGCTGATTTTCTTCATATTTATACCTCTTTCTCCCCGTTATGCCGATAGGTCAGCAATATATTACATAATTCTATCATTACCAACCCAAATCCTTTTATCCGTGCTAGTAATATTATTAAATTCAACGGTATCGAAATCGTCAAAACCCAACTCTTCAAAATATCTCATATATTCTACTTTTATTTTCATATCTATCTACCCTACACACTATCGTGTGTTCCTTTCTTTATCTTGTGTATGTATTATAACAGATTAACTATGATATTACAACCATCATTGCGTATGGTTTGCTATAACTTTTACTTATAGCGAGTGACTGGTCCCTAAAGGTTGACATTACACGCAAATGGTATAATGATTGGTTGACATTATACGCATCTGGTATAGTGAATAAAAAAATAATTGGAATAGTACACGCGTTGATGGTAGTATACCC